ATATGTTTTTAGCACCACTAGACGAGCCGATGATTATTGCACAAGCTCAACCTATCCAGCCTACCCACTCAAGCATTGAATTGCCACCTGAGATCGATCAATTTGAGCAACTCATGAAGATCACCAAAGACAACACACCTTTAGCACTCATCATCTTGATCGTGCTTATGTTTCAAAAGATGCAAAAAAAAGAGCGAGAAGATAAGGATCATGCTTTGGTTTGCGACTTTGAGAGAAAAGACATTGAGAAGAAGATCAATGCTTTAGAAAGTCGAATTGATGCACAAGCCAAAGATCAAGCTAGAATTCTAGTTGGCGATGATGATCTAGCTGATCGCCTTGATAGAGTTGAAGAGAAGATCAAAAAAATCAGCTCTTCGATCTCTTAGTAAAACGATGCAATTTTTCTTTTGTAATCCCAAGCTGGTCACATTTAAATCTAACGGCTGAAATAGTCACGCCTAACTCATAAGCGATCTCTTTCCAAGTCCTATCTGATGAAACAGCTTTGATAAGATCTGCATCTCTGATTCTCTTTGATTGAATGTTCTTTTGTGATTTTGTATATTTACTAGAATAGCCTTGATAAACCTCGCCTCTCTCGATCATATCCTCAATCATGCACAATCTAGCATCTAAATCATTGCCAAAGAATTGCATCATCTTTTGCTTTTTCTGCATCATATCATCTCCATTTTATGCATTAAGGTAAATGAAATAGTGGTTCATGGTTATTCATTCGTTCAATTGACTTGCGGTGATAGGTTTCATCCCTTTCAATGCAAATGAACCGTCTATTGGTATTCATGCAAGCTATGGCCGTTGTACCGCTACCGCTACAATTATCTAGGATCAATTCGTTTTCATTGGAGTAGGTTTTGATTAGGTACTCAAACAAGGCTACTGGCTTTTGTGTTGGATGGATGCCCCGTTCAACATCAAAATAGAGTGCATTTCTAGGATAGTTAACATAGGCTTTGCTTATGTATTCTTTGTACTTTTGATTTGTTTTGTCACCGTACATTTGCCTATTGAAATCATTGTTCTTTGCTTGCTTTGTACTTTTAATACGATCATCAAAGTTAAAAGTATATGGAAGATAAATTTGTTTGTCTCTCATAGATTGCAAAGTTTCAAAGGTCAAATATCCCTGCATCTGGTCAATCTTGAAACACTTTATCAATTGGTCATAAGTCTCTTCCGTACATAATGCAAATTGGGAGGTATCATAGTAAAAACAATGTTCGGCTTTCCTGTGTCCCAGTATGTCATTTATCTTTTTTCTGTTTAACCCAATATAATCATTAACCTGCTTAAAATACGCCCTTAATTCTTTGTTGAATTGTATCTCTATATCTTCTCTTCTAGGCGGTCTAAAGACAAGCACATTTTCAAAGATACGTAGTGGCTGGATACCTACTAGAGCAAAGTTTGAATGTTGGTTCTTTATCCACACATAATCATGGTTAAACCAAGTTTTCCTATAACACATTAACTCAGCACAGAACATACCTTGAGCAGTTAAAACGATGTTACCATTGTCTTTGATTACTCGTTCATACTCAGCCCATAACCTATTTAAAGGGATAATAGAATCCCACTCGCAAGCTGTTGTACCATAAGGCAAGTCACAAAGTATCATATCAACCGACTTCGATGGAATGGACGGCATCAGGTCAAGGCAATCGCCTAAATGTATCTTGTTTTCTTCTAGCATTTGTCATTCCTAGCAAGTGAAAGAATAGAATAGCCTGCTATGTCCATATAAGGCGATTCGCCCATTGGATCATTATCCCTTGCAATCCTTGAGATTTTATCAAGCATACGAATGATGACATGCAAGTCCTTGTATTGCTCAACCTTAATCCCATTGGGATAAAGCAAGGATAGAATGTGTGTTGTTTTATCAAAAGCATTGCCATAGGCTTCATCTTTGATGGATAAGATTGTTGCTAGATCATCAGTGATCTTCTTGAATTTGTCTTGCATCAGTGACTCCTCATCGCTTTGATATGTGATTGCACCAAGTTAAGCTTGCTCTTGACGGTTGGAGATGTAGTAGGCACAGGCTTATCAGCTATGATCTCGCTATCTCTCCAAAGCCAGTTAATGACATCGTATCTCAATGCGTCTAGTGGATCTTCTCGACCGTCCTTTTTAGGTGTTTCCTTGCCATCCCAAGCATAGGATAAGATCGCTTTTCTAAATGAATTTCCCATAGCATTTGCTCCTCTTTCCCAAACCTCAGAGGTGCATAAAATCCTTCGTTGATGGATTAGCCGTTTAACTCGTTGAATACCGTTTAAGATATCCGTTCGTATTGGATCAGTACACCATCGAAAAGGCATTCCTATGCCACCTTGATCAGCTGACTTTGAAAGTTCATGAAAGGCTGATTGAGCGGTACGATCTGATCTAGCTGATCCAGCCTTATCACCACTTGCACCATCAAGCAAAATTCGATTGGGATATTTCTTAGCCATATCTCTAGGACAAGCAATCTTTAATATCTCTTTGGCAAGCTCTGAAAGAGTGATCTCTTGTGGATTGATCTCAGCACAGATGACATCAGCTTCTAAAATAGGATCATGAGTTAAGATCAGAACGGACGGCTTTCTAAAGCCAAAGTCAATGACAATCCTTGATGACATGCTCTGATCATATCTCCAATTGCTGACAACATGGGATAAAGTCCATTCGCTATATATCACGCCTTGAGGTGGTCTAGGTTGATTCTCGACCATTGCCAACCGTTCGCTTTCAGGCAAGTTCTTGACTGCATCAAACCAAGCTTCAGATAAGTTGGCTTTGTTGACATGGCTTGCATAAAAGATTGGAGTGCATCCAGCCTTCTCAGCAAAACTCACCCACCATGCATCCCATACAGGCAAGCCTACCATGATCAGCTTAGGCGATGGACCTGATCTAAGACGACCAAGTGTCTTTTGTGCTACTTCTTCAGAGAGAGTTTGGCACTCATCAATCAATGCAAGACCTGAAGTTATGTTGAGGCCTTCAAGTGGATTATGTGTTGCATCTCTTGTCCCTGGTCTAAAGTAGGATCTGCACCAAACAACATGACCATTTGGAGCAAGCCACTTGCCATCTTGCTGATGATAGACCCAACCATAAGGAGCAAGCCACTTCTCAAGCTCAGGACCAAGCACCGATCTATATCGTGGAGCGGTATCAGTGACTAGTAAAGATGACTTATTGGGATGGATGCTTGACCAAGTCCACAAAGCAAAAACTAAAGCTGAAGTCTTGCCACTGCCCCAACCTGCTCTAACGGCAATGAAAGCATCATCAGAGTAAATCAATCGATCAACTAGATCGATTTGCAAGGGATTGAGTTTGAGCTCAATATCAATCTTCTTCGTCTGTGCCATGATCATTCTCATTTGGGAGCTCATGCTTGATCTCTATCGTTTGAGCATGCTTCTCTTTTTGCACCTGTTGGATCACATTGATGATCACCTTGCTATCATCGCTTTTTGAATTCATATCGATTGTTTGCTTCTCTCCAAACTCAGAAGGGAATTTACGAGCGAGTAACCATTGAGATGCTCTAACATCGTTCTCTGAATGTCGCTGGATATTCTGAAGATGCTTGATCTTTAGAGAGATTTCAGCTCGCTTGATATCAGCCACCAATTCAGGATCATTCTTCATCCAACCATTCCAAGTACTGTAGGCAACGCCAACAAGAGAAAGAGCATCACCTTGAGAAAGACCTTGAGAGATAAACTCAAGCACTTGCTCGATTGATATCAATCGCTTTTGTCTTGCGATTTCAGATTTATCCTCTACTGGCTTTTTTGATAGTGCTGTGCTATTTTTGCCAGCTTTAGAATCAACTATATCATTTTTAACGGTCTTATCGGTGGTTTTAGTCTTTGCCATGATCTAGCTTTCTGATGATCTTAGTTGTGATTTTCTCAATAGCATCATCATCATCGATTTCAAGAGCAAGATCAATCTCATCTCTTTGGAGACCGTCAAGCAATATCTTTTCAGCCAACTTAGAAATCTTAACTGAATGTCTATCGCTGATTGTGTCTAGTAGGCTGATCAGCTTAGTTGATACATATAGACTTAAAATCGATTTGCGATCTTTAGGCTTCATCATAGAAATACAACCTCAGAGGCAATCACTTTAATATATTGCTTGCCTTCATGTTCGTTGATAACGATGCGACCAATAACGGTGATCTTATCGCCTTTCTTTGCTTGACTCTGAACGATCTTCGCAAAGTTGCCCCACATCTCACAATTAAACCAAGTTGTTTTTTCTTCTCCCTTTACCTTTTCACTATAGGCAACGGAAAAGTTGACAACTTCTTTATCGCCAAAGCTTTTGAGTTGTGGATCGTTGCCAAGGCGTCCGATAAGTGTAAATCGATTAAGCATCTTTTTTATCCTTTAGTTGTTTGTACAAGTTTTGAATTTGCTTGATGTTGTCTGTTGTGATTTTGGCTTTAGATAGATCAGCTATCTTTTCCTCAACCTCTTTATCTGAGAAATATTGTTGCTCAATTGCATTGTTATGATCTGCTACCATATCGCCAAATATGATATTGATGCATAATTTTAAAGCTTCAGCAATCTCAGGTGCATCGTCTTTGAACATTGCATCAATGACTTGCTCAAGGCAAATCAGCCTGTTGATGAGTTTGATATTTAACATAATTTT